CTTGCCACTACGCACCTGAGATGCGTGGCGCATGCCAGCGAAGAACGAAGTGACCACGTCTGTCACTTTGTTCACATCGCTGCGCACGATGTTGCCGAGATCGCAGAACGCGTTCGGGATGTACTTGACTGCATCGATCGTGGTGTTGAGGGTCTTGTAGCCAGCGTTGAAGGACTTGGTGTTCATGCCTCGGTTCTCCAGTTGAGTTGGTTGCGGGTGAAACAATCACAAAGGGCACGCGCCGCGAAGCGGCGCAGATCAATCCACGCAGTAACGAGGCACGTCAGTGCCTCGTGCGCACTCCTCGGGAAAGGTTTCCCAGAGCAGTGTTAGGAGTACTAGGACAGCGAGTGCCACAAGTACGGTGGTGAGCTTCGACACGCGGTTGCGCCCGGTCATGCCCCGAGCCCCTCGGTAGCGCACCGAACGAGGTGCGCAGGGACCGCGACCCAGTTGCCGTCCTTGTACTGACGGAAGCCCTGACCGTCGACCCACTTGACGGACGCCTTGCACGTGATAGCGAGGCGCTTCATCAGCTGGTTCCGCGCGCCGCGCTCGGAGACATCGGGGGCTTGGCGCTGAGCACGCAGTTCGTCGCGCTCGCGCTCCGCTTTGTCGAGCGCACGTGCGAGGTCTTCGTAGTCAGCACGAGCCTGTTGCTCTCGCCGGTCGAGCAGATCGCGCAGGCGCTCGATCTCCGAGTACATCTGGGCTTTGGTGCTGCGCATTGAAACGGACATGTTGGGTACTCCGTGCAGTGGGTTGAGACATTCAACCCTTTCACAAACGTCGGGCATGACGCGCGAAGCGCGTCGATCTTTTTTCGAAGTGACTCGGGAGCGAGGGGGTAAGGGATCCCTTACGCTGCCGGCCGAAACCGAATCCGAAGTCCCCCTCCCTCGAGGAACTCGGGAGGGGAGGGGGTGTGCCGAGGCGCGTGGACTCTTCGCCCATGGTTTCGTGGATCCACGTGGAACATCCCCAAGAGACTCCTTTTCCGACCCCCCGGCACCTCGATCCGAAGTCCCCCGGGGGTAAGAATCTCTCGATTGGTTGTAGGAATCCTAGATTTGGGCCTACAATCTGCTATCAGATGCGTTCCGAGCTCGAAAATGGCCCAACCCAAGCGTAAAAACAGCATCGCGGCAACGTCGTTGCCGCGCGACACCCGGAATCGGGGTGGTCAGGACGCTTCGCAGCCGCTGACTGAGATGCAGCGCCTGTTCGTGCAGCATTTGGTCCACGACAAGCTCAATCAGACCGCCGCCGCTCGGCAGGCAGGCTTCAACCAGCCCGGAACTTCGGCCCACGCGCTCATGCGGAACCCCAAAGTGCTCGCCGCTATTGCTGAAGAGCGCTTGGAGTACGCCAAGGCGTCCGGGATGACCAAGCAGAAGGTGATCGAAGGCTTCTCGGAGGCCATCGACTTGGCCCGGATCAAGGCCGACCCTATCGCGATGATCGCCGGGTGGCGCGAGATCGGCAAAATGTGCGGGTTCTACGAGGCCACGAAGACCAAGATCGAGGTTTCGATGCAGGGTCAGGTGCTCATCCAGCGCCTGAACACCATGTCGGACGAGGAGCTGCTCGCCCTAGCAGAGGGCGACCCGTCGGTTCTGGAAGGGGAGTTCCATGTCGTCGATGACGCCAGCCCAAGCCCGTAAGGCCCAGCTCCAGAAGCTGCTGGCCCAGCGCGTCCTCGCGCGTCGCCGCTTGCTCCAGTTCACCCAGATGACCCACCCGTCGTACTCGGCTGGTTGGGTCCATGACGACATCTGTCGTCGCCTCGAGCGGTTCAGTCAGGAGGTGGTGGAGAAGAAGTCCCCCCGCCTCATGCTCCTGATGCCGCCGCGTCACGGCAAGAGTGAGTTGGCGTCTATCCGCTTCCCCGCTTGGCACTTGGGGCATAACCCCACGCACGAGCTCATCAACGTCGGGTATAACCTCGAGCTGCCGATGAAGTTCTCGCGGAAGGTGCGCGAGGTCATGCGTGACCCCAACTACAAGGCGATCTTCCCGGACTCCCAGCTCGACCCGGACTCTCAGTCCGTGGAAGCGTGGAACACCACGAAGGATGGCGGTTTCACCGCCGCCGGCGTCGGGGGCGGTATCACGGGTAAGGGTGCGCACATCCTGATCATCGACGACCCGATCAAGAATCAGGAGGAGGCCGACTCGGTCCTCGTCCGCGACAAGCTCTGGGACTGGTACCAGTCCACGGCGTACACCCGCTTGGCCCCCGGCGGCGGGGTGCTGGTCATCGAAACGTGGTGGAACGACGACGACTTGGCTGGCCGGCTCCAGCAGGCCATGGCCGCCGAGGACGAGGCCGACCAGTTCGAGATCATCCGGTACCCGGCGCTCAGCGAGCACTGGGAGTACCGCGACGAGTCGACGGGCGACATCATCCGGCTCGACGATGAGTATGTGGCGCTTGAGGGCGACACCGGCCCGGCCCCGACGCTGCTGCGCCCCAAAGATACCTGTCTTCATGAAGACAGGTACCCGACCGAGGCACTAAAGCGCATCCGGGCCAACCTCCAGCCGCGTATCTGGTCGGCCCTGTACCAGCAGAACCCGGTCCCCGACGAGGGCATGTACTTCAAGAAGGAGTACTTCCGGTACCAGAAGGCGCTGCCGAGCCCGAACAACCTGCGCATCTACACCGCGTGGGACTTCGCGATCGGTGAGAAGCAGCAGAACGACTGGACCGTCGGTGCCACGGTGCTGCAGGACGAGACCGACACGATCTACGTGCTGGAGATCTTCCGCATGAAGGGCGACAGCTTCCAGATCGTGGAGGCGATGCTGGACACAGCATTGCGCTGGGGGAGCATTCCCACCACCGGCTACCTGATGGGTGCCGAGGACGGTCAGATCTGGCGCGCCATCGAGCCGCTGTTGAAGAAGCGGATGGGCGAGCGCCGGCAGTACCCGCCGTATGAGGTGATGCGGCCAATGACTGATAAACTTGCGCGTGCGCGGCCCCTGCAGGGGCGCATGCAGCAGGGTCGAGTGGTGTTTCCTGAGGGAGCCAGCTGGCTCACTCAGGCAGAACAGGAGCTGCTGCGGTTCCCTGCCGGTGCGCACGACGACGTGGTGGACGCATTGGCGTGGGCCGCGCAGCTGTGCATGGGGAAGGAGCCTCCTCGCCTCGCGGTGCCACCGCCCCTGCCGTCTTGGCGCGACAAACTGAGTATCATGGGTGGGCAGGGCGGACATATGTCCGCATAACGGAGTATCTATGAAACTCACCATCGAAATCGATTTGGAGAAAGTGGACCAGCCTTTTTACGGTGCGCGGATCAACCACGCACTCAGTGGGTTGCTCCACGAGGCGCATCAGCGGGATCTCGGCGGCGAGTACACCTTCACGTATCCCGCCTCGGACTTCAACCATACTCCCCCGACCGTCACGACGGTGCGCGTCACGCAAGAGGACTAGACCCATATGCCCGTCAATACCTCTCTGGCCAATGAAGTCTGGTGCCGCTACGCGTGGCTTCGAGACAATGGCCACCTCGACTTCGTAAAGAAGGCTGCCAAGTGTGAGGAATTCTTCGTCGGGCTCCAGTGGGACCCGAACGATCTGGCCCTGTTGAAGAGCTACCGCCGACCGGCGCTGACGATCAACAAGATCATCAGCACCATCTCGAACGTAATGGGCGAGCAGATCTTCAACCGCACGGACATCGCCTTCAAGCCGCGCAACGAGGGGGCCACCTCCGAG